TACATGCAGGTGATGTTATATTCTTAGATGCTCCAGAACTACAAACAGAAACTAAGAATGATGATGTGAACAAGGAAAGTGGAGGTCTATATATTATAGCAGATTTATGTCACTACATTTCTCCTAAGGAAACATATACTAAGTTGAATTTGGTTAGAGATTCTTTTGGAAGAAAAGGAAATCACACATCAGGTAGTATTCCACTATGAACGACAGAAGCATACAACAACATATTAACGACGACAAAGACCTTTTGGACAACTCAACACTTTCTCCGCAGATGAGAAGGCATGTTGAAGATGAACTAACTCATCTGGAAAAGTATCAAGCAAATCATCCAGACGAAGATCACGATCCAACTGCATTTGAAATGTTCTGTGATGAAAATCCAGACGCATCAGAATGTAAAATTTATGAAGATTGATAACTGATGGAAGGAGGATCTTTATTTAATCCTGGTTTCTTAGGTGGCAGTTTTCTTTGGTGGATTGGTCAGATTGCTGATGACTCCACTTGGAGAGATAACATGCTGCCTGGAAAGCATGAGAGTAAAGACTCTATTCCTGGTTGGGGAAGAAGATATAAGGTAAGAATTATTGGTCTCCATGATAAGGAAGAGGAGACTATCCCATCAGATCAACTTCCATGGGCTCAGGTAATGTATCCCATCACCGCTGGTGGTGGTCAAACAAATGCAGGAGCAACAGCAAATCTAAGACAAGGTAATTTTGTTTTTGGATTCTTTCTTGATGGACAGGATCAGCAAGTTCCTGTCATCATGGGAGTGCTTGGTAATAATGCACAAACCGCACTCAAGACAAAGACTGGAGTTAATGATTCTAACTTTGCTGCAACAAGTGGATATGCTCAAGGTAAAGATCCAAAGACAGGAAGTGCTAAAGAACAAGTTCCTGATGAAGGTCTTGTAACAACCAAACCAAAATCTCAGTTAATATCTCAACAAACTGCTACTCCTCCTCCAGGAGTTAAACTGAATCAGTTTGGATTGAGACCAGATATTCCTCTCACAAGAGAGCAGCTAAATGTTGCACAGCAAGCAAGACAGACTGCAAGAGATCAGGGACTACCTCCAGAACAGGTTGAAGCAGCGGCTCAGCAAGCAGTTGCAGATCTGATTAAAGGTGATAAGCAGAGAGCAAACTCCAAAGACGCACCATCTCAACCTGGAGCAACAAAAGAAAATCCAGACGCAGTTCATCAGCAAAGTGCAAGTGATGTAAAACGTGAAGATAAAATGCAAGAGAAGATTTCTCTTCTCAAACCAGATAATATTACTGAATCTGCTATCAAAGGTATTCAAACTGAAATTGAAAACGTTACAAAAAAGATTGAAAAGTATTTGAAGTCAATCAATAGTTATGTTGATGCAGTATCAAATACTATTTCTAGTATTCAAAAAGTTATTGCTGATGCTGCTTGTATAATTGCAAAATATATGAAAATACTTTTTGATAAGATTATGGAATATGTTTTGAAATTATTGAATAAGGAACTTACCAAAGTTGTATCTGCGATGCCATCAAGCATGAGACAAATGTTTGCTGACATTAAAGAGGTATTAATGGAATTAATCCTATGTCTTTACAACAAAATTACGAATGGTCTTTGCGGATTAATTCAAGGTCTCTTAGATAAAGCTCTCAAACCAAAAGAACTTGAAGCGGCTGCAAGAGCAAGACAGTTTGATGATAGAATAACAGTTCCTAAAGTACCTGTTTGTGTTGCTGAGGATTTTGTTGGACAAGCAATCGCAGCAAGTAAAGGACAAATTGATGATGCTAATAATGCTATTCTGGATAATTTGAATGCATTCTTAGATGATATTCAAGGACAACTTGCTGGTGTAAGTGGTGCATTATCTGATATCACTTCTTTAATTGGTGGTATCAGTGGAGCACTCACTGCTGCTTTTGCTTTTGAAAATCTTAAGTTAAACGTTTTTGGATGTGAATTAAAACCAAACGTTGCGGTTTCGGATTTCTATACTTTCTCTCGTGGTGGTTCATCGGCTCCAACTAAAGATCAACCAAGCACTAAAGGTGTTGCTGATGCTGCTGCTAAACCAACAGATGCAACTGCACCAGCGGCGGTTCCTTATGCTGGACCTACGAAAAACACTCAAGACTTAAAAGTTGGAGAATCTAATGCAGAGACTAGAGCAGCAGCTTCTCAAGAAAGTGCGTTAACTCTTTACTAATAAATATGATTATGGCAAGCAAGACAGAAAAAATATAATAGCATGTCATTTAACATTTTTGACTTTCCTAGAAACTCAGATATAACTGTAGGTTACGTTGATCCAACTTTGGGATATGTAACTGGTGTATCAATTTGTGATGCAAACGAATATGCTAGAAAAAATCCAGGAACAACATTTGTTTTTGAGACAAGAGATGGAATTAGATATTTAAACATTAATGAGGTCAATCAATTAACTCCTAAAGACCTTGCTTCATCTGCTGATACTTGTAGGGGTGTTGAAGTAGAAGGTCAAGCAGATCCTCCGTCTGTAATTTTTTCCGGATGTGGTGGAGTTGGTGCTGCAGGAAATCCTGTTTTCGGTAGAGATGGTTCTCTACTTGCAATTGATATGATTTCTGGTGGATTTGGGTATCAATGTCCACCTTTAGTTGAAGTCAAAGATGAAACTGGATTGGGAGTTGGTGCTGTTACTCGTGCTGTTCTTGTAGGAGATCCTGATTATTCTGATTGCAAATTTGTTGATACCTTTGAAGTCTTTGATCAAGAAGATGACTTTGAAGAATATCAGATTTGTGATCCTGTAGATGATGGATATGGTATACGATATGATGCTGAAGGGAAACCAATAGGATCTTGGAATCCAAGTTTATATGCAAATCTCTCTAAAGATCCAATCGCAAGAGAAATTCAAAAATATCAAGACTTCTTACAACAACTAAGCACTCCTTGGTGGACCACTAGAAAAGAAAATCCGTTAAGAGTTACATCTGGAAATAGAACTACAAGAATTAAACATGATGTTCAGCATCCTGGATGGGGTGGAGAGTATGGTATAGAAAGAGGTGAAGACTTCAAAGAAGTTACCTTCAATGTATTCACATCTGGTGGACAAGATAAAGGTCTTGCTCTTAAATTTACATCAGCAGATAAGTCTCACACGTTCAAAATTAAAGCAGATGATTTCCGAAATGATGAGACAGGTCAAAAGGTAACCAAAAGAGTTAAAATTAATACAATTTATAACGTATCATCTGAAGGATCTTTTCGCGGAAGAGGAACTGAAAAAGGTATTGTTAAGACATTAGGAAAAGATGCTAAAGAAAAAAATCCAACAGGTAAAGAAGTTGTTATAAATGGTAGCGTAATATTTGCTGACTTTTTAGAAAGTTCAAATGATAATGATGATCTGCAAGTAGAAGCAACTTTAGGAAAATTCACTTCTAAGCAGATTGGAAAAGGATCTGGTAGAAGTAATTTTGATTTAAAGTATGAGCTAAAAGATAACGCTTCTTACACTAAACCAGCAAAGATTGATGATAGCTTCATGAATAAGTATGCTATCTCACCAGTTCCTCCATCAAGTGCTCCTGGTAGTGATTTTGCTGGTCAAGAATTTACTATAGAGTGGGAAGAAAATTTCCCTTATGATGGTGAATATGTTTTTCGTGCTCAAGCTGATAATATTGGTAGATACTATTTGGATAATGAAAAACTAATAGAGACAACTCAATTTAGAGCAGATCAAACACCAAAGGTTACGAAGAAGAATGTTAAAGCAGGTGTTCATCGCATCAGAGTTGACCTTTACAATGTTCCAATCGTTCAAAATTCTCCATCACAACCAAAAACTATTTTTAATACGGTTGATTATATTGGAAAAGCAGACAGAAAACTTTGGAGACTTGATCCTAGAGCTGGTAGAGATGCTGGATTCATAAATCAATTTGGTATTCTCCCTTTTGATCCAAATTCTGACAGAGCACAGTCAGATGATTTTTCCGGAACGCATGTTATTCGTTGGGAATACATTGAATTTCCTAAAGATGGAAATTATAATATTGAGATCATGGTTGATGATAATATTACTCTTTATATTGGAAATAGAGATGGTGGTGGAGCAAAAGAGATTGGAAATGGATTGAGATCAGTAGATCAAGGTGGTGATGAAGTTATTATTAGGAAGGTTGGATATAGTTCTCCTGGTAGAAGCACGGGTAAGAGTTTAGAAACCAGATTCTTCAAAGCGGGAAAGTATAGAATTCGTGCTGAACTGGAGCAAATTAAGGGAAGACCGCTTTCTGGTGGTAATCCTATGGCTCTTGCGATTAATATTGAAACAACTGCTACTGAGCAACAGGTAGTTTCAGCAAGATCTTGGAATGATAATCCTATGGGTGCTGCATTAACAATTGATGCACCTATGCCACCTATTCCACAAGAACCTATTCCTCAGCAAGAAGGTCGTTGTCCCAACAATCCAATTTGGACTACTAGATTTCCTGGTGGAAAAGAAAAATGGTGGCCAGTTAAGTTTCAAAATGCTCCTGGATTGCCATCTTGGAGTAGATTTATGAATCGCTATGCGATTTCTCCTATTCCACCTCTTGCGAAACCAGGATCAGATGGTGGTGGGATTGTTTATAGAAATGAGTGGAATGTTGATATTCCTTATGATGGATTCTATGCATTCAAATCAACTGTAGATAATGCAGGTAGAATCTTGATTGATGGTAAACCCATTATGCAAGCGAACTATATACCAACAACCCTAGAAAACACTAGGGGTGGTAGTGGTAGTGAAAGAAGAAGCGGAATTGCTGCTATTGGTAGTGATGGAATCATATACAACTGGAGAGAAAATAATCCAAGAGCTAAGAAGATTTTCTTGAGCAAGGGATTACATAAGATTGAGATTGAAGTTGAGAACGGAAAAACAAATACTTATGAAAAGATTGATAAGAAAGTTTTTAGCACAAAAGATTGGTTGTTCCCACCAAAAAGTCAAACAATAACGACAACAGGAAATGTTGGGACAACCAGAGAAGAGTGGGTTAAAGTTGATGATGTTTATGTTCCTCCAGTTTCTGGGAGAGGTGGAACATCAATACCTGAAAATGCATCATTCCACAGATATTACGAAGGAACTTATTATAAAGGTAAGAGAATTAGATCTGGTGGAGATTGGAATGATACTAATCCAAATAACAATTACATAGAATGGGATTCAAATACTAGATTGACTCTTGGTAAGTATCATGGATCTAGATTCGGTATTGCAGTATGGAATAAGAAAGTAATTACAGAAAATCAAACAACTGCGACAACAACCACAACAACATCTACAGAAATTGTCAATCAATCTCCTGCTGCTAAAGGTGTTGTTTATGAAGGTCCAACACCAATTGCAAACTATGCGGGAGATTTTATTTCTCCAGTTTTTCAAAACGTAAATGCATTTCCTAATGAGGAGATACAAGGTAAAACTTGGATCTTCCGTTGGAGTAACGTTGATTTTCCAGTTGATGGTCAATATACTCTTGAGTCTGAAGCAGATGATGAACTAATAATTAGGGTTGATGGAGTTAAAGTTGGTGTGTCAAAAGTATTTGAAGGTAGAAGAAAGACTACGTTCAATGCAACTAAAGGAAAGAAAACAGTTGAGTTGGAATTATCAAATATTCGTATACCTGATACTGGATTTGAACAAAATCCAACTGTTGGATTTGCTCAGATAACTGTTCCTGTAGATGTTGCCACGGGAGTTAGTCAGCCATGGTCAACAAACCCTGTTGGTATTTCTGCAATTCTAATTCCACCACCATGTCCAAAGAAAGTAACTGGAAAGGGTGTTGTTTGTAGAGTGATCGTAGATGATCCAGGAAACGGTTTCCCAGTTACTCAAGGTCCTGGATATCCAGCAGCACTTCGTCTTAGAAGTGTTGAAGTTGAGAATCCTGGAATAAATTATAGTTGTGGTATAGATCAGATACAAATATCTCCAAGTAATGGTGCTGTTCTTGATTATGAATGTGATACTTTTGGTAGAATTATTAACGTAAAAGTTTTAAATCCTGGTCTTGGATTTACTAGATATCCAGAGATTACAATTCCATCGGACACTGGAGTAAATGCAACATTTAGACCTCAATTTGAGATTGTAAGAGATCCAATCGTCGTTGATCCTGAGATCATCATTCAAGTCACAGATCTTGTCGGTCTCAAACAGACTGGATATGTTGATGGTCGTCCTTACTACGGTGCTGTATTCTATCGTGATGGAGTTCGTTATGCTGGATTCTATCAGACTCCAGGAGAACTTGTTCAAGTCTATGATACTCTGCAGGAGAGTATTGATGGTGTTGTTGTCACACCTCCATCTGCAATCCAGAGACAGGGTACGGATATTACCAGTAATGATCCAAGATTGAATATTCCAGGTACTCCTGACGAAATCATTTAAATAGTAGTATAGTGATAAAACAAGATGCCAACCTCTAGAAATACAAAAGGTGATAGATTACCCGATACTACGGGAACTAATCCAAATCCTAACGATACAGCAAAACAAAACTATACTGCAATTCGTCAAGGAAATGATCATGGATCAATTTCTTTTGGACACATTCATCAACCTGCTGATGTAACTGCTGCAGTTAAATTAGAAACTCCAGATGGAAGACATACGTTCTTCTTAGATAAGGATGGTCCAAGAAAAGGATGGACAACTTCATTATCACCAGGAAACTTTCAACTTGAGTGTGGAAGTGATAATGAAGAAGCACAAGATACGTGCATGATTAATGCAAAAAATGGTAATATTGACATTATCGCAACAAATGGTAAAATA